AGCTCTTGACAGTGCACAATCCACCCACATCGCACTGATGTGTCTTCCGTCCAGAGGAGCTCTGTTGCCAGAAGGGACTACAACTCGGATCCGTCCCCTGCCGTTGTCAAGGGCAGTGTCACGTTCGTCACTTATCACAGTGACAGGCGTAACGCGGGCTGATCCCGATATCGTAACTTCCCCTTCTGGGGTGCAGGTAACTGCATCGGAAGGCCACGCTTGGCCACCCCGTAAGGGTGACAAGAGTGACCTAGGTGGTGGTTTTCGTACTGTCAAGAGCTATGCCCAAGAACCTTGGTTCAAGGATTACAAGCTCTCTAAGACGAATTCCTCTGGCCAAACGTTCCAATATAATGGAGCTGTTTGGACTGGCATTCCGGGTTCACTGTTCTTCCCTTGGCCCCTTTCTGCTGAGTCTAGCGACCAGCATTTGGAGGTCTTGGGAGCAACGGCGGTGTCCCGGTGTAGCCCCACCAATTCTCCTGCCAACGCCGCCCAGTTTCTGGGCGAACTCTTGAAGGATGGCATCCCTAAATGGGGTGCTCACCTTTGGGAGAACCGCGCTCGTATCATCCGTGATGTGAAAGATCTGGGAAAGATTTCCCACTCTACACTGAAGGATGGTTCAGGTGACTACCTGAACGCGCAGTTCGGTTGGCGACCCCTGTTGAGTGACATTAGTGATTTTGCTAAAGCACTCATTAAGGCTGACGCACTGCTCAAGCAATATGAGCGGGACGCTGGCCGCAGGGTCAGGAGAAGGTATTACTTCCCAACAGAAACGAAGGTCGATCCCGAACGAGACTACTTGACCGTCGGCACTAATCATGCCGGTGGTCCGAGTACATCGTTCTACATCGTCCCTTCGGTCGGACGCTTTGTTGTCTCGCACAGCGAGACTCGTAAGGCCTGGTTCTCAGGGTGTTTCACCTATGCTTTGCCTGACGGATACAACTCCCGTCTCGCACTGCAGAGGTACTCTGAGAAAGCAAATTACTTGCTTGGCCTGAACCTTACGCCAGAAGTTCTCTGGAACATCGCTCCGTGGAGCTGGGCCGCTGACTGGTTCGCCAATACCGGTGATGTCATAAACAACATCTCGAATATAGCGAGTCATGGCCTGGTAATGCCGTATGGGTACATGATGGAGCACTCTGTCTCCACTACGACCTATACTCTGACCGATCCAGGAATTGTTGGCCTGGAAGGAAAGAAGCTCCCACCCTTGACCATGATAACAGAGGTCAAGAAACGGGTGCCGGCAAACCCCTTTGGGTTTGGAGTAAGTTGGGACGGTTTGTCACCGTTCCAGCTCTCCATCATGGCTGCTCTTGGTATTAATAAGAGCAGTCGGCGGTAAACTGCACTGCCAACACCAATCGAAGGAGAGCACGCCTATGGCGTTCACCGATCCACAGTCTGTCACCATCTCAGGCACGGCGATCTCCCTACCCCGAGTTTCCTCGGGTGACGGGAAGTCAAAGTATCTGAGCAGTGACGGGCTGGTAGCATTCACTGCGTCAACCGCCTACGGGCGGAGGATGCGGCACGTGCTTCGGCTCGACCATTCGAAGATCGCGGCAGACCCGCTGGCCCCGGCTATGAACGCCAAGGTCAGCTCGTCTGTCTACCTCGTGATTGACGAGCCCGATGTGGGCTACGACAACACTGAGTTGATGGCCATCTATGCGGCGTTCAAAACGCTCATTACGGCCTCTTCGGACGCACTCGTCTCCAAGGTTCTCGGGGGCGAGTCATAGACTGATGTTCTGGGAATACCGTAAGGGCTGGCTTCACATAAGAATGTGGTTTCAGCTCTCGTGGTCCCGTCACAACAGTCTGGTAACGGAGGACAAGACACCCCACTCTGGGGTCTCTTATAAGGATGGCAGAAATGCCACGCCTGAGGACGTTGACTCGGATGGAACCGAGACAATAGCCGTTCCTCCGCTGTGACTGTCGTAGGCTACGGATGAGTTCACCTCTATTTAAGGAGGGCCTCTGAAAAGCCTGACGATGCTCTGGAAGAAGGTAGCGGACGAGTCCGCTACGATGTGTTGCACAAGCGCCACCCATGACTATAACTACGTCATGTGTCGGTCAAAACATGAGGGGTTGTCGTTTCTCACGATTACCCTACCTAGCTTTGGCAAGGACTTTGAAAAGAGTCTCGACCAAGGCCGGGTCGATCACGAGCTCTTCCAGGGTTTCACCTGGCGAGCCGGTCTCCCCCGATTTCTCGGAGGTTTCCTTGATCGTGTGTTCGACCGTTCTAGTGGTCTGTTGCTTGACACACCCTGTGTGGATGCAATTCGATCCATTCGTCAGCTTACGCTGCAGTTTGGAAAGATTGACCTGCCATGCTCGCAAGAGCGTGAAAAGGCAGCCATACAGAAGTATGTCATGTGTGAGCAAGAAGTCCGTGAGCATGATTCCTCGATGTTGGCGACAGATGTCGCTGATTTTCGGAGGATCTTCTCACAGTTGTTTGCAGGACTCATGTCACGAGTGGACTATGACGTCTACTACGGACATTTGATTCCCAAACATGGTCCAGGTGCCACTGCGGACAAACTTCGAGGAAACTCGAAATTCCGCAATACCTCTTGGACCACGCGTCTGGAGGAAATCCTCCCTAGTGGGGAGAACCTCATACCATCTCCTTCTTATATGGAGGAGCAAGACGCGGTGGACTTCTTCGAACCTGGAGCGGAGTTGCCCGTTAGGGTTGTCACCGTTCCTAAGACGCAGAAAGGACCTCGTATCATCGCCATTGAGCCGACTGCCATGCAATACGCACAGCAGGCGATTCTTGGGTCGATTGTTACGAACCTCGACAGGTTTAGTCACCTGTCCAGGATGATCGGATTCGAGGACCAGACGCCTAACCAGCGCCTGGCACGGAAGGGTTCCATAGATGGAAGCCTCGCAACGCTAGATCTTAGCGATGCGTCTGACCGGGTCTCAAATCAGTTGGTCCGGACTATGCTGGAACCATGGCCTCATTTGCATAAGGCTGTGGATGCTAGCAGGTCTAGATCCGCTGAAGTGCCTGGCCACGGTATTATCCGTTTGGCCAAGTTCGCGTCGATGGGTTCAGCTCTCACGTTCCCGATAGAAGCAATGGTATTTACTACCTGTGTCTTCCTAGGGATTGAGCGAGAGCTCAACAGGCCGCTTACTCAGAGAGATGTAGTTTCACTCTCTGAGAAGGTGCGTGTCTACGGGGACGATATTGTTGTCCCCGTGGAATATGTGCAATCCGTTGTGGCCGTTCTCGAGGCCTTTGGGGCTGTCGTGAACGGCGACAAGAGTTTCTGGACTGGATCGTTCAGAGAGTCTTGTGGTAAGGAGTACTATGCTGGCGAAGACGTAAGTATTGTCCGCGTCAGACAACTGCTCCCTACACATCGGAAGCACGCTACCGGAGTCAAGAGTACGGTGTCTCTTCGCAACCAGCTTTACTACGCTGGTTACTGGGGCACGTGCGCTTGGCTAGATGGTGTTCTCACAGAGGTACTTCGGTACTATCCTGTGGTACTGCCAACCAGTCCGGTGCTAGGCCGCCATTCATTCCTGGGGTTTGAAACCCAGAGAATTGGCAAGCACTATCATAATCCTATGGTTAAGGGTTATGTGGTGTCAGCTGTGTCACCATCCGATCCATTGGATGGGCCAGCTGCCTTGCTCAAGTTCCATCTTAGTAGAGCAAGGCGAAGTGTTGGCAGGGAGGCGGACG